AGATGTAATAAAAATTACACCTACTACACCAGAACAGGAAATAACAAATGGCTAAACAAAAACTAACGCCCGCAGATTTAGATGCTCGATTAAAGTTTATTCTAGGAATAACTCTTGGAAGTATTCTTTTTATGACAGCTCTTGGAATTATCTATGGGCTGTTGTTTGTAACACAACCTATTGGAGCTCAGTCAGAAAATGACAAAATGTTCTTCAATGTTCTAGGTAGCATTGCAACATTTATTACAGGAACACTTGCAGGAATTCTAATTGGTAACTCAGGCGCTAAAGATATTATGGCAGCACAGATACAAAATAAAGAAGTAGATGCAAAAAATACACAGGCAGATAAAAAATTAGAAGCAGAAATTGATGCAACTGCAGCTCGTTTGGCAGCAAAGCCAGATGGAGCAATGCCAGAAGAGCAACCAGTTGATCTAGATTGGGATAAAGACTAATGGCAGAACAAGGTACAGCAGCTCGTCTAATAGAAGTTGCTACAGCAGAGCTAGGAACTATTGAAGGTCCTAAAGACAACGAAACTAAATACGGTGCTTTTATGAAAGCAAACTTCCAACCATGGTGCGGAAGTTTCGTAAACTGGTGCGGGTCAGAATCTGGCGTAAAGATTCCTAATACTGTTTACACACCAGGAGGTGCAGCAGCATTTAAAAAAGCTGGTGCTTGGATTGATGTAGATGTTGCAGATCCAGAGCCAGGAGATATAGCGTATTTTGATTTCCCTTCAGATGGCGTCGATAGAATTTCTCATGTAGGTATTGTTGTTAAAGACAATGAGGATGGAACTGTTTGGTGTATAGAAGGAAACACATCTTCAAAGAAGTCTGGAAGCCAAAGAAATGGCGGAGAAGTTTGCAAACAACTTCGTGCATATAAGAAAAATAAAGCTGGCGTTTTAATTTCAATTGTAGGGTTTGGAAGACCAAAGTTTGGTGCCTCAGCAGCACCAGCAAAAGCAGCAGCCCCAGCAAAAAAAGCGGCAGCATCTAAATCAAAGAAGTGCCCTACCTGTGGCAAATGAATAAATATTCTATTAAGATAGAGATAACAGCAGTCATTGAAGCTTTTAATGAAGATGATGCCAGAGACTATGTTAATGAAATATTTGGTACTGATGAAGAGGTTCAGTCAGTAAAAATTGCGAGTATAAAAGAGAAAAAATAGCTTGACTTCTCTTGCTGTCGTAATGTATAATTGTATAGATAAGGCAATTTAAAGATGCTAAACTTAACAGAGCGAGGCGTAGAAATTCTGATTAAAAGATCAAATAATTTTTACTGGAACAACTATAATTTAATAGCGTGGGAAAAAAATAGTAGCGGATATTTTAATCTCAAAGGTATTTATAGAAATAATTCCTGGGGAATCGCAAATGAGTTTCCAGTTAATTCCAAAGGTATATGGTCAATTCCGCTAAAACATGTCAGACATTTTAAATAAATTAAATTCAGACCAAGACTCTATAAGATGGTGGGATTTAGCAGCATGCAATGGAATGGATACCAACCTATTCTTTGATAAGTATGAGTCTGATGTTCAAATGGCTAATGCAATTGATCAGTGCTGCCTATCTTGCCCAGTTATAAGCATGTGCTACAAGTCTGGAGTAGATCAAGATGAGTACGGGGTTTGGGGCGGAGTGTTCCTATCTTCTGGACTGGTTGATAAAATCAAAAATGTACATAAAACTAAAGATACATGGAAGCAGCTAAAGGTAAAGCATGGTCTCTAATGTATATGATAATAAGCACTTTAAGTATGGAATGAATCAGTGGACTGGTGAACCTAATAAGCCAGTATTCTATACAGAAGAAATGAAAAAGAAAGTATGGGAGCTAAAGAAGCCTATGTTTCTTTTAATGGATATAGTAAAGTATCCAGACTTTCTAGCGTTAAGATTGTATGAAGATAACTTCATTCAGTTTGACGGGTTAGAAAAAGAAAAAGTTATTGATTATGTTACAAAAGTTAAAAAACTACTTGAGTCTTATGGTGTTCGAGTAGAACTTGAAGGGAAACCAACAAATTGAACGAAAAAATATTTTGTTATTCATGTAATAAAACAAAGAACAAGCTTAACTTAAAGAAGTCTTCTCTTCTACCGATTAATCTATTCCTTTGCCAAACATGCATAGACGAAAAGCTTGAGCCAAGATGGGTAGTTTTAATTGCTGGAAGGCAAAATGGACATGAATCAGTTAAGGATTTTATACAAAAAAGAAAGTACCTTGGATCAGAGATAACAGCTTCAGAGTTATTAATTTAAACTAAATATAAGGTATAATATGATATATAATGGAAATATCATACATAACCATAGTGGTTTCAATATTAGCGGCAAGCCTAAGTGGTTTTGGAACTGCTATTATTGCTGGAATTAGGGACGCCAAAAAAGAAAGAATTAGGCGGGAAGAAAAAGAAAAAGACCAGCTTAGATTAGATATAAAAGACCTTAAAATAGAGTTATATCAATTAGAAAAAGAATTAACTGAGTGGAAAGACAAATATTATAAAGCCATTCAAGATTTAATTGAAATGAAGTCTGAATTAGATAGTGTAATTAATCAATTAAATCACTTAGAATATCATGAGATGCTGGACACAGAATAATTAAAATAGTACAATAAAGGTATGACTTGTATTGTTGCTATTGCCCAGAGTGGTGTCGTTTATATGGCATCAGATCATGCTGCCTCAGATGATAAAACTGGTTGGATCCTGTCAAGAAAAGAACCAAAGTGTTTTAAAGTTGGTCAGTATGCTATTGCATTTACAGATTCATTTCGCATGGGGCAAATTCTTCAGTATATGTGGACTCCACCAAAATACACACCAACAAAAACTAATTCTGGATTAGATAAGTTTATGAGAACTAAGTTTGTTGATTCAGTCAAGGCTGCATTTAAAGAGCATGGATATGGAAGCATCGGATCATCCTCTGAGGAAGATACTGGTGGAATTTTTATAGTAGGCCTTGAAGGTAGAATCTTTACTATAGATGAAGACTTTCATGTTGGAGAAAACATAGTAAACTATATGGCAGAAGGAAGCGGCGGACAGATAGCACTAGGAGCACTTCATGCTACAAAGAATCAAAAGAACCCAAGACTCAGGCTTAAAGCAGCATTAGAAGCAGCAACTGAGTTTAATATGAGCGTAGCTGCCCCCTATACATACATTCAAGTTTAGTGTATAATTAGTTAATGGATATAAACGACTTAAGACCAGACTATTCAAAATCAATGGACATAAGAGGTGTACCAACACATGTATGTCCATGCGGTTGTGAAATATGGAACCTTAAAGTTATTTTTGATAGTTGTGAAATTGCAACTTATTTTTTAGATATGGAGTGTGCTAATTGTGGCACACTGGCAACAGCACCAACGCCACTGGATAGAGAAGAAGAAGAATGAGATCACAAAGAAGAATTGACATGCTAGAACTTGAACTGTACAAAATTAGAATTGAATTAGATATAATGCACGAAATAATGAGCAACGTTATAAACGTACAGACCCAAGCGGCGGAAGCAAGAAATATGGATTCTGGCAAGTGGTATCCACGCAAAAACCCAAATCAGAATTCCTGATCTGTTGACAAACACCACTCTATTTAGTAAGATTAGCTTTATGAAAAAACTAATAGCTACTATGGCACTAATCGCCACAACAATCGCAATCACAGTAATGCCTGCACAGGCAAATCTAAAGCCAAAAACAGTTGTACCAACATTGGCTATTTTAGACACAGCATTAGACACATCAATCCCATCAATTAAGTCAAGACTAGTTGCTGAGGTATGCATTTTAGATTGGGCATCATGTCCCAACAAAACTAAATTTATGGAGGGAACAGGAGCATCAGTTCTTCCAATTAGCATGTTATCAACAAATAACTTTAACCATGGAACACAAATGGCTTCTGCAGCAATTGCAGCTAATCCAAACATTAATATCGTATTCATTAGAATTGTTGGCAATACATCAAAGGGCCAAGTACAAACTTATGGACTCAATACTCTTGTCAATGCTTTAACATGGGTTAATAACAACAAAGCTAAGTACAATATTGTAGCAGTTGCATCAGCACATGCTACAAATGCTCCAGTTATTAAGAGAAGCGCTTCATCTGCTTATTGTCTGCCAACAGCAGTCGATACAGTAATTTCTAATTTAAATAACTCTGGCGTACCAGTATTCTTTCCTTCTGGAAATAGTGGTGGAAATACAAGCATGAATGGCAAGATCGAATGGCCAGCATGTATTAGCCAGTCAATTGCAGTTGGTGGAGTTGAAACTCTAAATCTAGATAAGCCTCAAGTTTCTTTAACAAGCAACTATGATGTTAACCTTGTAGATCTATGGGGTGAAATTCAGCAGCCAACAATTTATCCTGGAAATGTTAGTGGATATTCTTATGGAACATCTGTTTCTGTTCAAGTAATTGCTGCAAAGTACGTACAATTAAAGACCATGAAGCCAACGCTGACATCAACAGAGCTAATTTCATTAATGAAGAAAGCTTCTGATCCAGTAGAAAACTCTTATGGACAAAACGTTTATCTGTTTAACTTGAGTAAAGTAATCAATGGATAGTAAGTTAACTATACTTGAAGAAATAATCAAGGAGATTGGTGAGGAGTTGTACCAGAAATGGTACAACGCCCTCGCCATTGAAGATAGAACAGAAGAAGCATCAAAAGCAATGTCTACAAATGCTGGTGAGACAGCCTTGTGGGTAATCCAAACATTTATGAATAAGTTTAATAATGCAGCGGACGAACTAAAGGGAGAGTAAGTTGATAGTTACAGATGAAAGTTTCAATAGGGTTCTAGATTCTCATAATTTAGTCCTTATTGATTTTTGGGCTCCATGGTGCGGACCATGCTTAAAGGTGTCTCCCATACTAGATGAGATATCTAAAGAGCGTGGATTATGGGTCGGCAAGTTAAATGTTGATGAGAATCCTATAAAATCAGCAGAATACTCTGTAACATCTATCCCTTATATGGTACTATTTAAGTCTGGGAAGCCAGTAAAAACTATTACTGGTGCAAAACCTAAGCATGTTATGCTAGAAGAGCTTTCGGAATGGATCTAGAAAACATAGGTTCAGATCATCTAGAGTTTGAAATATGGCTCAAAAGTGGTTACGACAGAGGCTGGATATCTGATGTATTTTGCGATACACATGATGGGCCACCTTTAACAGATGAAGAAATGCAAGAATGGGAAGAAGGAGGAGATCCCTGCTCTTTCCATGTAAAAATAAATGCACTACATTAAATTTCTGTAATCGCAAAGGTCACAGAGGAAATAAGGAGAATAAATTAAATGAACTCATTTAAAAAAATCGCTCTAGCCGTGGTTGCAGCCATGACTTTGGGCACAATGGTAGCAACACCTGCAAGTGCTAACACCATGTCAGTTGTAGCATCCACATGGAATGCTGCAAAAACAGGTGGCGCAGGGTACGACACTCCAGCAACTGCTGGAACAGCGCTAACGACTGCAATCGTACGTCCAGTACCTGCAGACAACACTGTTGACAATACAGACGTTGTTCAGATCGTGGCAACAGTAGTAGCAGGAACATCAGTTACTGCAACTTCAACAAATGCAACAATCGTATCTGCACTACACTCAACTGCTGCACCAGTAGGAGCAACATCAGGATCATCATCTTTGACAGTTGCAACTGGTACAGGAACAACAGCAACATTTTATGTCTACACAAAGACAACAGCAATTGGAACAATTGTAATTACAAATGGCCCAGTAACTTTGACATACTATGTTCAAGGTACTGCTGGTCTTATTAATAATCTAACAGTTTCTGCTCCTGCTACAGGCGCTGCAGGAACAAGACAAGATATTACAGTATCTGCAACAGATGTATTTGGCAACAAGGTGTCTGGCAAGTCAATTACTGCAACAGTGTTTGCTGCTACAGCAGTTATGGATACAGCAACAGCAACAACTGGTGCAACTCTTTCAGACTTTGGAGTTGCAACATTTAAGGCAACGCTTCCAGCTGCTGGAACACGATCACTAATCACATTTAGTCCAACAACTGCTGGAGATGCAACCACTACCGATGTAGTTGGTCTACCTGCTCGTGTACTAGCGCCATTCGCAGAGATTGCAGTTCGTGATCTAGTATCAGAACTTGCTGCTGAGAAGGCTGCAAAAGATGCAGCACTCGCCGCTAAGGCTGTATCAGATGCTGCAGTTGTAAAGGCTGCTGCGGATGCAGTTGCTGCTAAGGCTGTTTCAGATGCTGCTCTTGCAAAGGCTGCTGCGGATGCAGTTGCTGCCAAGACTGCCTCAGATAAAGCACTTGCAGATGCAAAGACTGCTTCAGATGCAGCACTTGCTGCTGAGAAGGCTGCTTCTGCTAAGGCACTTGCTGATGCAAAGACTGCACACGATGCAGTTGTCCTTGCTAAGGATGCAGCTATTGCTAAGCTGACAGCAGACAATGCTAAAGCACTTGCTTCTTTAAAGAAGTCATTCAATGCACTCGCTACAAAGTGGAATGCAAAGAATCCAAAAGCTAAGGTAACCCTAGTTAAGTAATTTTTTAAGGGCAGTGGGAAACCACTGCCCTTAATTAGGGAAACTGATATGAATTTACTTTTAGAATTTAAAAAAGCAGCCATAAATGAAGAAGCTGTTTTGATTAAAGATTATTTTAAAACAGAATTTACTTGGCAAAATGTTTTAGATTTTGTATACGATCAAACAAAAATAAATAACCCTGACCTGGAATCAAAAAATAAGGAACAGGGCCCAGGCGTAGACACATACGGTAATATTCTAGCCCAAAAACCTATGTGGCTTGCTCCTCAAACTGGATTAGTCTGGGAACATTTTCCTGAAATGAAAGATTTTTTAGTTAAGATAAATAAAGAATCAGGTTTTAATGCAGACTTTTCAAATTGTAATTATTATAAAGAATGGGATGCCAGAGGATGTACCTGCGGAGCTTTGTGGCACACAGAAGGCATAAAAGTTTCATTGGGAGAAAAATCTGTAGGAGAGCATAGCGACCCTTGGCCAGCTTGCTACCTTCAATCAATTGGTACTTCTTTTTGGGAAATAAAAGGAAAAAACTCAACAACAACTTATGAGTTAAAAGAGGGAGACCTATTGTTTTTCCCTAAAAAAACAACACATCGTGTTTGGGCCCCTGGCCCAAGGACAGGTTTTCTAGTAAATGCTGATAGAAATAATCCTATTGCGGATGATCTTTAAAAATGGTACAATTAGATAATGAATGGGATCACTTTCATGTGATTCAAAAAAAAGTTCTAGAAGATCTAATTAAAGAATTAGAAAGTTTAGAGATCCCACCAGACTGGAGACCAAGAGAGGTTTTAAGTTTAGTACTTAGAAAATTAAAAGAAAAAGAGGCATCATGTTAAATAAGTTAAAAAATTTGTTAGGGTTCAAGTCAGTTGAATCAGAGATTGAATTGATCCTGAAAGAGCTAAGCTCACCAGCCAAGAAGGCACCAGCCAAGAAGGCACCAGCCAAGAAGGCACCAGCCAAGAAGTCACCAGCCAAGAAGGCACCAGCCAAGAAGGCACCAGCCAAGAAGGCACCAGCCAAGAAGGCACCAGCCAAGAAGGCTGGCGTTACTAAGAGCAAGTCAGTAAAGTGATAGATCCTAATAAGAAAAGCCTATACAAATCAATTACATGGCCATTTGTGCATGTATTTTTTGTAGGAGGGTTACTTTATATTGTAACTAAACTTCTTACAGGAGAAGCTGAATGGGAATATATTGGAATTGGAGCTATATCATACTTGCTCGTAGAAATGTCATTCTATTATCTTCATGAAAAAATTTGGGAAAAGATTAAAGGTAAGCAATTAAATTAATGACCGATTTAGATAAGTGTGAAATTAAAGATTGTTTTGGAGAAGCAAAATATATAACTTCTACAGAAACCAAAATGATTCAAGTATGTAAGACCTGTTATAATAAAATTTATAAAAGGTAAATAGCAAAGGGATAAAATGGAAAATTTAATTAATCTGTTAAAAACATTTCAAGCTAATTCTGTGGTATACACAAATTTAGTAAGAGGCTTTTTCTGGAATACAGAATCTGTCTTGATGCGTCAATCACGCATTGTTTATGAAGATATCTATCTAGACTCTGAAGAGGGCGTACACAATACCTCAACATGGCTTCGCCGATTAGGCGGAGAAGCGCCTTACACCCTAGAAGAGTATGCATCCAACCAAACTCTAGGAAATGTTAAGCCAGATACATACTGTGGCGTGGAAATGGCAATTCACTTAGTTCCAATTAATAAGAAGATGATCGAAGAGATTAAAAACCTTATCTCTGTTGCAAATGAAAACAACGAGTACGGACTATCATCATATCTATCTGAACGACTTTCAGCGCATCAAGAATGGAACTGGTTCTTGGAGTCAAGCCTAAAGCTTCCTCCTAACCCATGGAAGTCACTAAAAGACTAAGTTGTCACAATACAAGATCAGCGCAGTACAAATAGATGTAAACGGTCTATGTAATGCTGGATGTTGGTTTTGCCCAGTTTCTTATGAAGGAAACCCAAAATCTGCTATTAGAGATATGGAGTTGGGGGAGTTAGAAAATATACTCTCTCAACTTCATAATGGCAAAGGTGATTTTGTAGACCCTAATCTAAAAAACATTTATACAGCTAATTACAACGAAGTGTTATTGTATAAAAACTTTGAAGAGATGTTTGATTTGTATAGAAAATATAACTTTACAATAAACATACTTACAAATGGTACTCCACTTACCAAGAAAAAAGTTGATATAATTAAAAAAAATATCGATGTGATTGGTGGAATTCTTTTAAATATACCATCTGGAGATAAAACCAGATGGTCTAAGTATGTAAATTTAAATGAAAAAATGTTTGATAAAATGGTAGATAATGTTTTATATGCTGCAGAAGAACTAAATGAATTAGTTTTAGAAAATAGATTTTTTTTAATGGTTAATGGTCTAAATAATAATTCATTAGTTGAAAATGGTGGGTGGTTAGACATACTTCCTGGAGCCCCAGATTTAAATTTAGATGTAGAGTCTGGAGATTTAGCTCAAGAGGTTAAGCTATTAAAATCTATATTCCCTTCAATTGAAGTTTTCCCAGCCCACCATTTATACGACAGAGCAGGCCACCTTGCTGATTCAGGAATAATTGATCAGACTTCAGCTATTAATAAATATTTGGCGGGAGAAGGCAAGAAGGTAATAGGATGCAATGGTGGATTAGGCGTAAGAAGCAGAACTAATGAGTGGATACATATTAACCCAAATGGTGACTTATTTATCTGCTGCGCTGATTTTGATTTTAAGACAGTGTACGGAAATTCTAATAAATCTACAATTAAAGATATATGGTTTAGCAAAGAGAGAACAAACATGATAGAAGACTCATACTCTAATATGTGTACCAAGTGCTCAGCGGCCATCTGGGGCTAGCGCAGATGTGTTGGATATGCGGATGTGCAGACCACGTGGGTCTTGGCAATGAGAGGCCCACAGAGGCAGAAGTTGATCCTAATCAACTAAATGATATAATAGATTCATAAGTGGAATACTAGTCCCGCTTAAATAAATAACCTATAGGAGCAATAACATGTCAGACGGAAAAGATTTAAACGGATTTACATCACCAAAAGTAAACGATTCAACAGTATGGGGTAACAACGAGCAGTACGCAGCTGACCCAAAGGCAGCATTCCCATCAACAGACGTTTCAAACCAAGCGCAGGCTCAGGGTCCAAAGTAATATGTGCTTTGAATGCGGTTGCGAAAGCGTAGGAAGCGAAACTGGAATTAAAGAAGTTAATATCCAGGATGTATCAGATCAAAGGGATCAATAATGTGTAAAGATTGTGCATGCGGTAAAGACGAGCAAATTCAGTATGAATCAGCTCCATCACCAGCTAACAATAATGTTGTAACTATCTCACAAATTAAGGGAGCGTAGTGTCAGAAAACGTTGTAAGCTCTGGAGAAGCAACAAAAAAGAATCCTTCTCAGGGTAAATTTAAATCTGGCGTACAGCCTAAAAGACCTCCAATGAAAATCGATGTCAACAAGCACGGTATTAGAAGAGAAACACCAGCTGTTCCTCAAGCACCTAGAAAAACTGGAAGAAAGAAAGTATAATGCCTCCAAAAAAATTTGGCAGGCAAGTACCTTTTAACGACACGATTATTCGTGATGGTAAAATTGTGAGATTAAGAAAAGACGGTAGAATAAAAGCTATCGTAGGAGATTACTCTCCAAAACATCCAAAGAAATAGACTATCTATTATCTTTCTAAAGGTAGGAACTATCAGTTGATTATAAATGGTAAAGAGATTGAGGTAGAAAAACTTCATGAAAAAGTTTGGGTGTTTAAAAATGCCCTAAGTAACTCTAATGAGATGCTAGAATACTACCTAAGTAACTATGAAGATAAGTCTGTACCTTGGTATACGTTTGGCTTTCATATATTAATACCAACATCCAGAGGATACTTTGAGTCATTTCCAAGCAAAGATGATTGGCAAAAGTTTATGGATGAAAATTTTTCTGATAAAGAAATTGGAATTACAAATAATGAGTACGTTAAAGATTTGTTTAAAGTATTTCATGAATCTTCAGTTCAGTACTTTGGCTCAGTTAAAGTGGATTACGATAACTGGTGCTGGGATTCGGTTGATATAGCTTACTATAAAGACGGAATGGGCGTTAACGATTTCCAGGGCATGAACTACCACACTGATTTCCAAGAAGAAAGAAGAGAAGATCCTGGACTAAAGTTTGGAACAACATGCTTATTCTATTTGAATGATGATTATGAAGATGGTGGAGTAAACATTATAGAGCTAAGTGATGATAAGGAAGATCTACTCAGTCACGTATACTACAAGCCAAATGCTGGTGACTTAATAATGTTCCCTTCTGGTCACCCTTTTTACCATAGCCCAATGATTGCTAAGGGCGGATCTAAAGCGCTAATTAGAGCTTACTGGAGATACGAGTACCCAGGATCAGAAGCCTGGCATTCTGAAAAAGCTCAACACTCTGAAGAAGAGTGGACAGAAATTCTTCGTGAAAGACACAAGGAAGGCTCTTATAATCAAGGAAGGAGCCTTAATAAGTGGAACGAGAAAATAATCGAGAACGGCTGGAACGAGAACTTAATCAAGAAGGAAGTCTAAAGCAGCTATATTTTTTGCACATACCAAAAACTGCTGGTAAATATGTATCTGCAAATATAAAGAAATCTTTAGATAAAAATAATATACCTTACTACATAAGTACACACTATCCAAACAATAAAAATTTTGTTAACAAAGCCTACATATCTATGCATGCTGGTACCTATCCAATTGATCTAATAGACTCTTTAGATGTTGCTGTTGTAGTAAGACACCCAGTTGAAGCTAGACTAAGCTATTTTAATTTTATATATAATCGTGCTCTTTTTTTAAGAGATGAGTATATTGAAAGAAAGTCCACGCTGGAAAAATTAAGATACTATCTTTTTGAAGATCCAAATTTTAAGCTACACAATAACTATCAATCCAGGTTTATTTGCAATTCAGCTGATGAGCGTTCATTTGATCCTAGAAGCTTTTACACAAAAAATCATGAAGAAATGATGGATCCATTTTTTAAAAAGGGAGAGGCGTTTACTTGGTTTGTTGGAAACGAAAAAACTTCTAAAGAAAATGCAATGGAAGCGATAAAAAAGTTTAAAATTGTAAACTCTTTAGACAATATTGCTATGTTTGAAAAAAATATCAGCGATTGGTTTAATAATAACTATCAAATAGAAATAGATTTTGACCAGAACAATCTTATAAACTACGGATCTTTTTCATACGGAGATGAGAAAAACATTACTACTGAATACCTGATGTCTCTTATATCTGAAGAAGACATTGATCTGATTATAAAAAATAATGATATTGATTACTTTATTTACAATTATGTGAAGGATAATGAGACAAATGGCATTTCTTAGAGGAGATCTGACTCCAAAAAAAGAGTTAGAAGATTTTAATTTTAGATTTAATAAAACTTATGATGTAGATCATATTGCAGATGCTTTACAAAAATTTAGCTCTGAATGGCTAATTAATCAGAATAGGCAAAATGTGGTTTATGTAGGCAGAGCAAATCCACATGCACACACACAAACATTTATAGTACAAGACCACAGCCTAGAGTGGGACTTTGGAACAAAGATAGATGCAGTCGTTAAAGACCAAAACATTTTTGATTTAGTCTCACCTATAGTAAAAGATCTAGAGTCAATCTACGGTGGCACTTCTGGAAGAGTCCTACTGATTAAGCTTGAATCCAATAAGGATGTTTCAGAGCATACCGATAGAGGAGATTACCTATCTACTGTAAAGAGATTTCATATACCGATTATAACAAATGATAGTGTTTATTATACTGTTAATGGAGAAAAAATTAACATGAAGTGCGGAGAATGTTGGGAGATAAATAACTTAAAGCCGCATTCTGTTTTAAATGATAGCAGCATAGATAGAGTTCATTTATTAATAGACATATTCCCAGATTCATCTAATAAATGAAAAATATAAAATTAATTAACAACTTCATGTCTGAGGAAGACTCTTTGTTTTTAATAGACTGGATCGATAAAAATTCGGATGATGATTTAAAGTTTAAAAGTAGGGTCGGTATAGCCGTAAATAAAGGATTGGCATCTAGAGCAATATTCCCAGACCAAAAGCCCCCGTATTTGTTTAAAGATTTAGAGCCAATTATAAATAAGTATTCTAAAAAATTTATAGACATTGTTAAATCAGAATATAAAATAGATCAAGATTTATACTTTTATGGAGTTTCTATAACAAAACTATCAAAAGATATACAGCTTAGAATACATCAGGACGTCCACAACGATTTCTCATCTTTAGTTTGGAGCTGTGTTATATACCTTAACGATAATTATTCAGACGGAGAAGTTGTTTTCTTGGAGAGCTTTGACGAAGCTGATTTCGAAGAATCTCCACATGCAGCGCGATACGGTAATACATTTTATTTATATAAAGATGGCGCAGGCGGTCTTGTGTGCAAGCCAAAAGCCTTGGACGCATTTGTTTTCCCAGCCGATCAATGGCACGGTGGCAGGATGATATCAGACGGAACTAAGTATGCTGTAATTCTATGGCTTGTTAAAGAAAAGGAATATGAATTTAAAGGTTTTGATTCTAGAGAAGTATTAAAAAATATATATAAGGATTGACAGCTTTACCTATAGTGCTGTATAATATAGATATGAATAACTTTATTATATTTGCCGCAGCTATATTTGCAGTGTGTGCTTACGTGGGAATAAAACTTTATAGAGAAATGTCTGTAATTTTAGATGCAAAAAGAATACAAGAGCAGTTCAAAAAAGATAGCTTTTGGGAAACACAAGAATCTTTTGAGGAGTAATAACAAATGATTAAGCCATTTGGCAACCTGTTGTTAGTAAAAGAAGATAAAGTTGAGGACCGAACCACAACGTCTGGCATAGTTCTTATGGCATCATTAAGTGAATCTAACCTTAGAACTGGTAAGATTCTAGAAATGGGAAACGGAGAATATAACTATAAAGGCGAGCTCATTCCTATAACGGGCCTCAATGTTAATGATATAGTTTATTACAACCAAAATAGCGGAACAGATATTGAAGATACAGATGGAGAAAAGTACTTACTTTTAAATACAAAAAGTGTGCTTGCAATAAAAGGATAAGTGTTGCGTAAACAATTTAAGTTTAAAACAATTTTAAAATCTGTCAATTTAACTGTTAAAACTAAGTGTCCAGAAAAGTGGCTTCTTGTAGATAGAGAAACTGGTCAGGTTTACCAGGGAAGCGAAAAAGGACATTGGAACAGACTTGATCCAGTGATTAAAGACACAATAAATAAAGAAATGCTATAATTAATTCATGACTACTCCAATAATTCACGATATGCCTGGTGGCGTAATATACATTGAGAATGCATTTCCTAAATCTAAAGAGTTTTTAGATTTTGTGGAATCAAATGATCAAAACCCTGAAATTTTAAAAGTTTTTCCTTCATGGAGCACATGGATTAACGGTTATCCAGTTAGCTTAGATCCAAATGATTTGACAAAATGGGAACAGATATTCCCAGACAACGAGGGAGCTTTAGCGGGAGTTGCTAAACTGTTAGACTGGGACCTTTCTTATAATGAAAACAATGAATTTTGGCCCCGCAAAGACATTTCTAATTATGCTCAAGAAAGCAAAGCTCATCAATTGGCATTGCCAGCTATCAAAATGATAGAAGATGATTATATTAACGCTTTAAAAATTTGGTCAGAAAAGACAAACAATGATCTACCGCATCACATAACCAGAAACTACTGTATTAGAAAGTATAGAATTGGTGGTTTCATGGGGCCACACATAGACAGAAACATTTTAAACCCAAAAAATTCTATGGACTGGACATCTCTTATATACTTAAATGATGACTATGAAGGCGGAGAACTAGTGTTTGATCAGCTAGGATATTCAATAAAGCCTTCAGCTGGGAGCATAGTTTTCCTTCCATGCTTGGTTTCTCATGAAGTTAGTGAAGTGATTTCTGGAAACAAAACTTATATATTTTTGTTTATGCATACTGGAACAGGAATAACTTCAGCTCTTGGAGAGCCTTACCAAAATATGGAAGAAAAGCTAATAAGTTTTAATAACAATAATACTATTGACAACATTTAGTTCATGTTATATAATGAACTATAATGATAAATAAAATAATTTGTCGCATCAAGGGACACATTCTCGTAGCAGCAGGCTCATGCCCATATACAGGATCAACTTATCAGTACTGCGAGAGATGCAGATTAATGATACCAATTCAGGCGGCGCAATGAAAGAGCCTAAGATAATGAAAATGGACTGGCGTCCTTTAGGATATTGGCCAGTATATAAAGATGGAAAGCTTACATGGGAAAAGGATCCAAAAGATGATTGAATGGATAGCAAGGCGCATATTTAGCTGGACCAATCTCAGAGAATATATTTTTGATGAAGTTCACCTTTATGATCATTTAGATACAATTGTTAATGACCCAGAAGGAATGAAGATTGCATCATGTAGCTGGATGGAAGGCGACATGTGGTATGGCTGGAACTACGATAGTAACGCTAAGCGTTACTACTTTGATGACATTGGCAATAAGTCCCTCATTGGATTGTGGGAAGATCAATGGTTAAAAAAGGAAGATGCCTAAACATTGGGAGGATAAATCTCAATGGATCACCAACTGTCCAATATGCTATTGTGCAGTAACACATCAACTAAGAGATTATCATATTCAGTATCATGAAAATCAAATAAGAATGGCAATCCCAATAGATGAAGTATAAGAAATTAAAGATATTATTAAAGCCGTATAAGGCACAATTTGATAGATCACCAAGACACATAAAGGTTATTTCTATCTTGTGTGTTGTCTGGCTGGCTTCACCAATTGACCCATTCGATATACTTTTCCCTTGGGCTGCATTTACCGATGATATATTTATTGCAGGTGTCCTTCTTAAAATGCTTTATAAATACGGCGGGCTGCCAGAAGATAAGGTTATCACCCCAGTTGAGCTACTGAAGAATCTGTTTGGAAAAGATAAAGAGCATAAGCATACAGCAATGACATACGAAGAGCTTGCAATTTCAGCTAAAATATACTTAGAGCAAGTGTCAGAAGATAAATCTAAGAATATGATATAATATGATTATGGACAATAATGATATTAATTTAACAGATGAAGAGATCTCAAAGGGATATGAATCAGATAACCCAGATGAAGATAAATGGGACAACCTAGAAAAGGCTTGCTGGAGCGGATACAAGCAGGTTGGTATGAAAGATAAGGGCGGAAAGAAAGTCCCTAACTGTGTACCAGTAAAGAAGTCTCTATTCGGCACAGAAGGACCACAGAGCCTCATCCCAAGGAATAAGTAGCATGGGCATACTAGATAACCTTGAAGCCTATTTAGAGGCGGAAGAGCCAGAAAAATGTTATTACTGCACTAAAGCAGCTAAGTATAATGATTTAGCAGAAGTAGATACATGTAGATATGATGTAGTAGGCGTATGTGAATGCCATTCATTTAAAGGATTAAGCTCATAATATAATCTAATATTGACCGAAAAGTGAAGTCGAAAAGTAGAGACCCCCTTGTCAGTACCTGACATAAATGCTATACTAAATACATGTTGCAGAGTTTAGAGATACCTGATCCATTTACTGCTTTTCGTATAGCAAAATACGCAAAACAAAAATATGGTGCTAGATATGACTTCTTTAGCGGTGAATGGGATATGGAATGCGGTGCATGCCAAGAGCCATTAAACGCTCCAACTAAAAAGATATTGACTAAGATCAGGCTATATCATACTCGTAATGAATGTCTTGGTGGATACTGATGAGCGATATTGATCCTGACAGATCAATGCGTCTTAAATTAGTTATAGAAGAGATGCTTAAAGATATTGATATGAGCGGTGAAAAGTGGAATGATCGTGATAAAAACGGGATCCCGTATTGGGAAAAAGAACGGGGTGACAAATAATGTGGTCATGGGTATTAGCTATTATAGGTGTAACAGGCATATTCTTTGTTGGTCGAAAGACAATATGGGGATGGTGGGTTTTATTATTTAATGAGGCTTTGTGGATAGCATATGCCCTAATAACAAAGCAATATGGATTTATAGCCTCAGCAATAGCATATGCAGCAGTTTATATTAGATCTTACATACACTGGTCGAAAGAGCCAGTAAATGAGATTCATCTATGAACAACGAAACAATTTATATATCTATAGCAGCATGCAAAGAAGAGTTTTTAGTTCAAACAATCAAAAGCGCACTAGCTAACGCAGACAATCCAGACCTATTGTATTTTGGAATAGCCAATATGGTTATAGATCAAAAAGACTTTTTGTCAGATCCAATATTTAATCATCCCAGACTAACCTATGTAGATATAAAGCATGAGCGCCCACTAGGCACTGGTATTGGTAGGATGATGGCCTCTATTATAAATTATAGAGACCATGAGTATTTGCTGCAAGTTGACGCACACAATGTTTTTGAAAAAGGATGGGACACTACCCTAAAGCAACACTATAACGATCTGTTAAAGATTTGTGATAAGCCTATCATATCTACAAATCCTCTTAGATGGATAGATGGACCAAACAAAGAAGTATTTTTGCATAACAATTTGAGGGGTATGGCGGTAGACCCACTTGATTTTAAAACTGATGAAAATTTTGGTTCATTAAAAATACAGGTTATTTCCATAAATGCTTCCTCGTATGCAAACGCTCAAGTACCAAGCGAAGAAATGATGGATTATGCTTTTATTGAGGGTTGTCATGTGGATTGGCAAGAGGGTCAAGATTTTGTTGAGCACGGACTGATATTTGCTTCATTTATGTTTACAAAATTTGGTTTTACTCGTGAGCTGATGCATGATCCAGCAAACCCTTTCAACGGTGATCAAATTAATCTATCTTTTAGAGCGGGCACTAGAGGATACAGAATGTTCTCAATCAAGAAGTGTATAATGTGGTCTAAAGACAAGTTTAACGATGGTAAGCTTTTGTCTGACGATGACTGGAGAACTCTTGATAGAGGCAAAATTGGAAAATTTAACGAAGTTAACTCTCAATTTGATCAAACTGAAATATTTTCTGGGGAATACCTAGGATATTGGGGAGCACCAAACAAGGAATCAATTGCTGAGTATTATAACAAGATAGGGATAGATTTATCTAAATACTTTATATCAAAGAGAGAATACCTGGTTGGGAAAGGTGAGGGCGGGGGAACCAATGGATAAGTTTCAATCATCCTATGAGAAGTATGTGAATACTGAGCCATATAAGGTAGCATGTACTCAATGTAAGCAACTGTATGTCAAGCAAGATGATGACCCATTTATATGCCTTACATGCTCAGCAAAATGAGTGACAGCCCTACCCCATATCTTTAAGGCGGGGGAGACAAAGGAGTATAATAGTACTATAGGGATAAACATCCTTGGTTACTAGAGAAAGATATAACATGAGTACTCCAATGTGCAAGACATGTTCAATAGAGACAAATAAGGCAGCATGGGCTAAATACCCAGATATGCTCGATCTCTGCAAAATGTGCAAATCCTTTCAACAATCAATTGAACATACCATAGATGCAGCAGATAAGGTGCGAAAGAAAGCTGCACAAATAGGCAGACAATTAGAGTCTTAAAAGCTCTTACCCATTATATCCCCCCTCCTTTTATCTCCCTTGTATCAGCCTCCTAGAGGCTTATTTAGTGGAGTATTGTGGAGTAAAGTGGAGAATCATACTATCAATTTAGATCCAAATACTATCATTATATATAGTTAAACATATCTATGTAATGGAACGTTACCATTTGATGGGTCATAATGTCAATAGGGCCTATATAAAGCATATTGGCCAATATTTGTCAATAGATATTCCAGGAAATTTTTTTATTTGTTCGTAAAGAGCAATTTTGGCCCATATTTATGGCAAAAAATTATGTCTAATTCTGTATAATTTGTCTCATATAATGAGATATTCTATACAGATTTTGACAGATTTTATTCAATATGCATACAAATTCCAGCGTATTTTTACATGCGTCGTAAAGAAGAAATTTGGCCCATAAGATGGGCATACAAAAATGGGACATATAGCTAATTAAAGCCATATGCCCCATAGGGGAAGTTATATTAGAATGAATCTAGATCCATTATGTATTTGCTATCTCTTACTCTTGTTTCTTCAAGGGATTTAATAGTTAGGTTTCTATCCACCGCCCCGTATTTTGCCTCAATCATATCGTTGAGAGCATCAGCCAGAAGCAATCCTTCGGATGTGTATCCCTTGTCCCATTCTGACTTTAATCTAAGGGAATTGTATTGGATAATATATCTAACTAGTTCCATTAGCCTGTCTTGGGTGTATAAGGTATGTTCAGTTGTTAATACATTTGCCATTACGGCAGGGGAGAAGTTAGCATTGTTTAGATAGTCTGTTAGTTTTTCTGCTGCTTTGAATTCGTTCGCTTTAGCCATTGAGTTCCGCCTTTCGTTTTGATTATACCATTGACCACTGACATTTGTAAATGAAGCGAGGTTCCTCCCCTTTCCCGTTTTCCCACAGAGAGGAGGAACCCCACACTTAGTTTATTACTTGACGTTCTTCTTGTCTGTGAAGACTACGCCCTCTTGTGCTGCCTTGCTGATAACGCCTAGAGCTGCAGCTGAAAAGCGGCCACGCTTGCCCACAGAAATTCCCTGGGTCTTGAGGTACTCACGAGTTGTTGTTGGTGTTGATGTCATTTGTTTGATCCTTTCTAGATCTTTGTTATATATATTATATCCGAATTTCGGCGATTTGTAAATAGGTGCCGTAAAGCAAAATTTTTGCCCGTGCCCTTAGATTATGACCGTTATGTCCGAATTGTCCATAACGGCCCAACCTATCTTTATTCAGTTGTTAGTTCTTCTACTTGGTATGGCTCTATCTTATCTTTACGATTGGCACCCTTTTGCCATTCTTTCTTAGGTGCGGCTACTGCCTTGTACCATGCCTCATCGCTGTCCTTGGCTTCTACTACAATGTAAAATTCCTGAATGGTGTCGCCATATACTTTAAACTGTTTAGTCATAGTTCCACCTGTTCTATCTTGTCTTTAATTAGTTTAGCAATGATGTTGTGTGCCTCGATGTTTTCTGTTTCGGACCCACCCCACAAAAGCTTTTGGGCTTTACTAAGTTGATCGTTTAAGTACTTATCACTCATCTTCATCTTCGTCGTCCTCCTCTTCTTCATCTTCCTCAAACATTGTGTCCACAATGTATTCACGATTCATCATCCATTCAAGGACATCTTCGTTGTGCTGTTCGGCACCGTACTCCAGAGAGAACCCCATACCAGCCTCCACAGCCTCACAGAGGTGGCCCCACATGTCATCTAGGGTGCAGTTCTGCTTGTAGGTCTCATCCTCAAATATGTTGTTAATTGTTGACCAAGTCCACAACCAAACTAATGATAGACCTAGGTCAGTGCTGTCTAGAATCTCTAAACACTTGTTTAGTTTATCTTTATCGTCAGGCTTCATTAGCAAACTCCAAATCTATTCTTGATTGAATTGCAAATGATAGTTCATATGTTAGTTGATATAGTTCGACTAGAGTATCTAGTCGTCCTTCACATTCTGTTCGGACCATAGAATCCATTGCCTCTTCAGACAACTCCTCCTGTGCTAATGCGTCCTTTAAATCTTGCTCGGCAATTAGCATTAAGTTCTTTAGTTCTCCGTGCATTATATCTAATCCGCTAACACCCGCATTAACCAAACGCTGTAGGTGCGGAGGGAGCCCAATGTCTTCTTGATTCATTATATTACCTCATAGTTCACTAGTGTTGATTCATTTAAGTTGTTTGCCCAATCAGGCTTTCCTTCTACCCAATCATATTCAATATCGATATCTCCTCCGCCTTCGGCAGGAGCACCAATTGTGATTACCAATTCTGTCCCGTCCTCAAAAAATATTTGTTCAACGGCGGAACGATAAGTAACTTCTCTAGATGATATGTTCATTAATATACCCTTTCGTTATCAATCATTATATCAGTAGCCACTGACAAAATATGTTCCATAGTATCAATGGCACCCATATAATAACTATCTGATTCGAAGTATTCATCTTCAGGAATAGGAATATTATTTCTAGCATCTTCTAAATCTTGTTCTAAACTAATCTTATGTATCTTTAGATACTCCATAAAATGTGATGACTTAGTCAAAATAACCCTCCGCCCAAAGCCCCTGGAGGAAGTCATTTGTTTTTAACAAGCCTTCATTTAATATTGACTTGTCCATTAAATCGGACGGGGTTCTAAGATAAAATAACTTAGCATCATGTACTGAGTTAATCATCTCATCAAGATCATCTTTAGTATAACCTAGCATTCTATTGCCTCCATATATTTAATCATAGTATTAAGTGTTATATGAATGTGACAATCACAATCATCTGATGTATCTCTATCATCAAAATGGATTAAGTTGTCATCATAGATATAATCAATTAGTTCTTGGCTGGTAATCATAGGAGGAATTCATCTCCTTCAATATAACCATAGTACTCATTGTATGATTGTTTTAAGTTATCAGGAGCAAATTGCATGAACATATATTCAGCATAATCGCTGCCCTCATCTAAATTTTTGCTGTTCCATTGTTCAAAGAGATGTTGCTCAATATCTACTTGAATTGCTCCAAGGATATGTTCTCCTACTGTATCTGTAAATGCTTCCATTATGCTTCCGCCTTTCTATATTCGGGTACTTTAGTGTCTAAGTATATCTTATGGGTCTGACAAATTGCTACAGCCTCTAGGTCAGCATTGCCTAGCCAGTTGCAGTTGCCACAGATTTCACCGCAGTCATTGTCGCAGTATTCCATTTGGTCAGTTGCATCACAATCACGGCACATGTTATCGTATTCTGATTCTGATATAACTTCTCCACGGAGGAATTCCATTTCCCCACCCCAACCTGTTTCTTCTTCATATGATAAAGTAAATAGTAGTGTTGGGTATTGTGCAGATAGTTTAGAGATAGCACCAAGAGGTCGTGACCATGCAGTGTTAAAGTTGTAATGAACTACATAGTTCTCACCGTTTTCTGCTTCTTCAATAGTTGTATCAGGATACTTATTACCCTCGGCTACAGCAACATCCCACTTGGTTCCCCACTCACGCACATTAAAGTTGTACCAGTCATTGGTCTCAAACTTCATTGCCTGAGAAAAGTCGGTGGAACGAGGAGGCTGTCCATGATATACCTCATCAGTAATACCAGCATCTCTATAGTTATAGATATTATGAAAAGCAAAGATAGGATTAACATACTTAGTCTGCTTGACATCATATGATAAATCACCTACTGCAGTAATAGAATAAACAAATGGCTTATTCATTTGTTTGATTAGAGATTTTACTTGCTCAGGATTACCTTCAATAGTTAATCCATTAAATACCCAATTTGGCATTTTATATCCTTTCGTTGATATGTTCCAATTATACAATGGACCACTGACATTTGGAATAGCAAATAGGTGTGTTTCACACCACATTTTCCAAGCTATGTGGTCAAGATCACACAAATTCCTGGGAAAATTAACTTGACGTCGTAAAACAAACATGCTACCCTCAAGTCTTTGCGGGCAATAGAAAACCCCCAGCTATGCTGGGGGTTATGAATATGGCTGCTGATTTCCAACGAAAGAAATAAACCGCTTTACTTAGCGCCTGGCCCTAAAGACTAATAGACGCACCATTTCATTTCCTATTAAAACCAGGACCAAAGTCCTAGTCTAATTATACCATAACTAGTCGACTGTATTTATCTACGAATGCTGCAAGGGACGAGGTAAACACTACCGTGCTCAGGTCCTCTTCATACAGTGTAAAAGTTTGATTGGACCAATCAATAACAGGCACCTTATGCTCATTATCTCCTAATTGATTAATGTAGATACCCCAGCCTGTTTTTTCAGTCCAGTCTTCTCCAATTAGATTAGATATAGCAATGCGTGTTGCATATGATTCATCCTGCCAGCGAGGCTCTGCAGCCTGCACAGCATTGGCCAACTTGGCTAGCATATTATGCCCAGCCCAGTGTCCATATAGAAATAGTACATTCTCCTTGGAATCTCTGAATCCAAAGTTTGCTCTGTCGCCCATTTTATTCCGCCGTTTCTAGTTGAGGGATTGCTTCTTCCGTTTTGTTTAATTCTATCACTTCGTATGCGACCTTGTCAAGGCCACGCTTGCTTGCGTTGTAGTGGTGACCGCAAAAGAAAAGCTCACCATCTACTAGTTTAACCATATACATTGCTTGGGCTGTGCCACATTGGTCACATGCTATCCATCTTGTTAGATCTTCCATTGTCATAGTGCTCCACCTTCAATCATCTCAGAAAGACGATCAAGGATCCAGGAATCAATGTCGTTGATATCAATCTCTGATAACTTTTCCATGATTTCATCACGGGCAAACTTATACCCATCGTCCCAACCATCTTTATAGTCTGACATAATTTCTCCTTAATAACCTGTGGTTTCGTAGTCTGATATGTAAGATTCAGTTAAGTTATACTTATCACGAATTCTACTTACTTTCTCAATACTACCAGTTCCAATGTTGAATGTCAACGGTGACATTGCTTGCGGGTCCAGCCCAATAATTTGTGCATCCCAATAGGCCATCTCCATGGATAGCCTATCAGGAGCAGTCAACTCAAAATACATTAGCAGTTCTCCCTAATGTTGCAGATTTCTTGGTCAACAACTTCAATGTTGCCATTGTGTGAATCAGCATAAAGAGCATCTTCAATTTCTGAATCTAAGTCAAAATGAGTATCCTCAAGTAGGTTGACTGAAATAGTTCCGCTAACTTCAATAGATGCAGACCATTCAATCTCTCTAATTAATTCAATCTCAAGCGCTTCTGCAATTGCTTGCAAAGTTTCTTGGTCTTCTGAATCAGCATATGCCTCTGAAATAATATCTTTAACTAAGCCAATCTTATTCTGTAAAGATGAGACTGCCTTAGAATTTGTGCGACCATTATGCAGTTCGTATTCAATGTTGCGAACTTTATCTGTAGCATATTCAGCATCCGAATAACCACGGATTACTTTGTATGTAACTAATTGGTCAGGGTTGTACTTCTCTGCATCTGATAGAGGCAGGTTTTCTACTGTCATTCCGTCCATATTGCTTCCTTCTTTCGTTTGGTTTAAGGATGTAATTGTAGCATGCTCCACTGACACTAATGTGGTCTTACGGCCACACGGGCATGTGAGTTCTGTCACACCTGATGGAAAGCCAAATCCATCAGATGATGTTAATTGGATTAAACAATCACACTCATCTGGGTCACAGACAAATGTGTACACGCTTGATACTAGTTCGTTGGTCATGTACAGAATTATACAGGACCCCACTGACATTTACAATAGATTCCAGGGAATTTAAATGTGAGTCGTAACACACTTTTTGCCCCCTTAGCTTTGAGGGCGCTTGGCGATCCATAACGGACTTGAACCGTCGGCCTCTACCGTGACAGGGTAGCGCTCTAACCAACTGAGCTAATGGACCAAGAAAAAATGTGAGCAGTTTTAAATCTTGCTCAGGATTATTTTTATTTAGAAAGCAGAAATCAATTTCTTGATTTTGTTTTTCTCAGCGGTTAGCACTGGGTCAAATCCTGATGCGCCAGCCATAAGCGTTTCAGAATTTCCACGACCTGAGCGATAGTAATCAAGGCGTTCGGTGAGAGCATTAAACGCACCCCATTTAGTTCCCTTGATGTTAGCATTAGTTGGTGAGTTATGGTAAAGGTCATCAAGTAGCACGACCTTATTCTCCCATTTAGTTAGCGCAACTTTAGCAGCATCATCAGCAGGCTTTGGATAAATTGTGTGAATTAACTTTGAGAATTCAGCATCAGTAATTGACTGAGAATAAAGTGCTTGCGCTTCCTTCTCGAATTCATCAAAGTAACCAAGAGCAAGCCCAAGAGTTTCACGAGCAACTTGAATGCGACCTTCAACAGATTGCGTATGACGAATCTTGAAAGATTGCTTAGCGTTACGCATGGCAAGATTCAATGTGTTTTGGCATACAACACGAACAGGAGTAACAGCAGCCTGAACAGCAACTGACCCGTCATGTGATGTCCATACAATTAAATAGAGTTTAGTTTCATCGTTGGCACCTTGTGGGTCAAGAACCATTGTGCGAGGAATATCAACAGTGCCGAATACAACTTTGCCCTTTTTCAATGAGCCAGCAGATTCCCAACGGCAGTCAGCGTTCGCATCATGAATAGCATCAGCGAATGCGAATAATTCTTCATTCTGTACAGGCTTGTAACGCTTGCCAACAGTGGCAAGAACATCAGTTCCCTTATTGAATGGATTGTCACGAATGACAAGAGATGCGGTAGAGACATCATTCCAAGATTCTGGAATGTGCTCAGTGATTGGAGATAGACGAACATTCCAATTTGCCAACTTTGCTTCTTCAAGCATTAGGGCGGTAGTAACTTCTTCATCTTTTGTGAAGATGCGATTTGCTAGGTTGTGCCAAGCAGGTGCGCCACGGAGAGCGAAAGCAACTTCGCCGTTTTCCATTTCTAGATTGTGAGCCATATATTTTTTACCTTTCGTTTGATTAGTCATAAGTATAACAGGTGCCACTGACATTGTCTAGGATTAGATACAATATGTCCGAATTGATCCATGTGATTAATCTCACAAAATTCCAGGGATATCCACAGGCAGTCGTAACCCTGTGGATAACCCCTTACCTTTACGGGCCAGCTGCAGGATATGCAGCTAGTGTTAGATCTTTACAGACCTAACTCATCCCTGGTTAATTGATTCTTTCGATTGAAGTTAATAACTTCGGCGGGAAGATAAAGAGCAGTTGTCTTAGTCTTCTTCAATGTATCATACACATAAGCACGAACATCACCAAAAAAGTTACGGCGATTAGAGAATGCTAATTCAGTTAAGTATTCCTTATCAACGCCTTGCTCTGAATAAATTGTTACATCATTTAACTTGTTCTCATCATAGATTTCTACTCTGAAACGATTTTTCATTTTGTTGCCTTTGTTAGTAGTTGTCCCAAAAGGGAGAGCAGTTTGGCGACATACTCAGGTCGTTGGATTATTTACAGATAACGAGCAACCGCATTGTAAGTGCTGGTATTAACAACTTCCTCATCTGTCATTTTAAGAATACGAATTGCGTTTTCCATTTCCTCTTTCATCTCATTGTATGAGTGGCGGTGGATTACTTCGTAGTCCTTCTCAGGTTCAGCAGGGAAGTTTCCTTCCTTTGTGATGATGTCAAAATCAACATTGAGAGTGTTGTTCCAGTTGCGATAGTTTGTGCGTAGGTTTTCAGCCTTTGAGAAGTTAGCAATAGCCCACTTTCCAATTTCCTTTTTCCACGCTTCTACCTGCTTGTTATACTTTGCTTCGTTTGCTTCTTGTGATGCGAAGTCTTTATTTAGTTGTGCCAACTTTGTTTCCAAAGCCTTGATTACTCGCTGAGTTGGGATTTTCACCGAGATTGCTTTTCCTCTAGCCATTTGTTTCCTTCTTTCGTTGTGGGTTGGGTTGATGAAGTAATTATAGCAGGGAGGTCTGACATTTCTGCGACCCCCCTGCCTTTAGATTATACGCCTAGTAGTGTTTGAGCGGATACGGAAGTCCAACGAGTTTCCTTGTTTGGCATTTCCAATAGCACACGCACCGAGCCAGATGTTTGTGGGTGGATTTCTTTAATCACACCTGTTTTCTTTGACTTAAGGGTAGTGAATAAATCGCCTACCTGATACAACTTGTCGTTGATTGTCATTTATTGCCTCTTTTCTTTGTTAGGTTGGTAATTATAGCATTGGGGTCTGACATTAGTCTAGCCCTATCTCATTATTTGAGAAAGTTATTGTGTGACCTTAGTCACTTTCAGGTAGCCAAGCGTCTAAGTGGTGCTGTTCGATAATAGCCCACGCTGGCGCATGAGAGTCACCCTTATAAGATACGCCTTCAGGCATTTCGATCAACTTATTATAATCCTCATCATAGTAAGCATCAATAGCCTCGATACAAGGCTGTACCATAGAAAGTGGGACGGGCGGGTAATGATTACCCTGTAAGTGATAACCTAGTGCTACCTCTAAATCTAATTCAGTTAAATCTAATGCTGTATTGTATCCCATTATTCTGCCACCTTAAGAATTGCGTATGAGCCATTAGCATTTATCTCATCAAGAATTGGTTGTAGTCGGCTACCGACTAAATCTTTTAGCATTGACTCTAGCATAAAGATACGAGTATCCTCATCAAGCATTTCTATTTGCTTAGTTACTGGATGGCCGTCCTTAAACTCTGTTACGAACTTCAGGTTGTGTTCTATTCTCATTTGTTGCCTTTCGTTGTTGGTATAAGAGTATTATAGCCTATGCCACTGACAAATTGCTCAACACGCCCAAGCTTTATCTAATTTATTTTGTGATTAATCTCACAAATTCCAGGGGGTTGTGGATAACGCCCGTAACCCTGTGGATAACCCCGCAGCTTTACGGGCGGGCAGCGTCATTGATCAAATTTATTTTTATGTTTTATTTTTCTAAAATATTTTTTCTTATTGCGTACAGGTTGCGCCGCATTACTGCGACGCAATTCCTGTATGCGTTTAACTTTATCTCGAAGTGAATTTTGTGACATGGTATCCACACGCTTTATGAAATCGGTTTACATCAAATCGCTCATTATCTTTTGCGAACATAACTGCGAAATCATTTACAATTTTAGAAAATAAAGCAGGGTGCGCCTTATCACTAGCAAAGTTTAAAATTTCTGCTACTGCGACATAATCTTTTCTTGTCATCATTTTGTTACGACCTTTCGACCTTCACGATAAAATGTTTTTGTGTACATCTTGCCAGTTGGCGTCATTAAATTTACAGTTGAGTATTCGTTAGCAAATCCCCAATCGGTAAATGAAAGAAATGCGGTGAACGCTTCTAAAGCGTCATCATAGTTTTTATTCCAATGGATAGGCTTGCTATCGTAGGAAATTGTTATTTGGTACATTAGTCATTTTCCCCGTTCTTAAATAAAGAGCCATCTTGACAATCGCAAGGCTCGCAATCAAAATCATTATCATCACCAAAAAAGATTACGCCATGACCTAAGCAATCTTGGCAATCTATTGTTAATACTGAGTTAATCATTAGTGTTGTTCCTCGCAATCTTTGTCATAGTCAAATCCGCAAAAGTAGCAACCCATAAATTCTAGGTGTTCGATACAGTAATACTTAAATTGACTTTCATCACAACAAAAATGTTGCTCGTCTGCGATTTCATAGAAATCGGTTTTGTCGATTATGTTTAACATAGTTTTCCTTTCGTTTGTTTATTCTGTAATTATAGCGGATAGCACTGACAAATTAGTCAGATACCCTAACCGCAATGGTTGCCCAAAAGTTTTTGATCCCACGGGTTGGGCGAACCTCGATAGCGTAAGCCTCTAGGTTTTCTCCGTACCAAATTGCGTCACGCTTTGTTGCGTATACGATAGTTCCCTCGTCATGGCGAGAGTGTGAGCGATAGTGTTTTCCCTCTAAGAGGCTTTCGATAGTGTATGCTTTTGCTGACATGAGTTGTCACCTTTCGTTTGTTGATACTGGCAATTATAGCCTATGCCACTGACATTTTCACATTACTGGCGAGTAATTCCACATTTTGAGACGCTCAAGTCGTGTGATAAAAATCACAAAATCTCGGGCGTGTCGCAAATTCCAGGGGTTGTGGATAACCCCCGTAACCCTGTGGATAACCCCGCTCTTTTGCGGGCGCATCAACTTTTGTCAAGTCGACACGCCGCTGTTTATTCGAAATCTTTAAAAATTTCTTCAAGCTTTAGAATTTGCTCATCTGTTAAATGATCAATTTCAATTGCTTTTTCAAATCCAAAAAAATCCATTATTCGTTTTCCATTTCTGCTAAATAATCTTCATGTTCAATTAGTCCGATTGAAAAAGCGATTGGGTCGCAACATTCCAAAATTTCGGCGGGAGTAAAAGTAGAGTAACCAATTTTTACAGTAGGGTAAACATCATTTAGTAAATCAATAAAGCTTTCTTTAATTTCTAAATCTTTTTCGAAATCTGATTTCATTCGCTTAACTCCAATTCGGTATAATCAACAACAATAAAATCAAGTCGCTCTAATGGAACAACCTTTAACCATGATAAGGCAGACTCAAAATCATCTGCCTCAACAGTAACGGATAAATCAAAATTAAATACAGCCATTTAGTTAGTTTCCTTATCTTTTAGTATGTTTAGAATAATCTCTAATTGCTTAGTGCTTAGTAACGCTTGAGCGCAACCCCACTTAAAGGCTAAATCCATTTCGCCATAGTGCTTTTTAGCAAGAGTTGTTATTTCTTGCGTTACCTCAAAATTAGTTTTCATTTAGTTAAACTCCAATCGGAATAAAATGGTAAGCGGTCATAGTCATCATAGAAATAGACTCTATCTATGTTCTGCTCGCATGTTTCGCAGAAAGTGTATTCGACATCTACACCCATGCCATAGGTAGTAGATACGCTCTCCATGTGTGGAGTGTGTGTATGTGTATTTGTTAGTGTAGTCATAGTGACCACCTTTCTTTTTCGTTATGGTAGTATTTTACCACGGGGGTCTGACATTTATCTACCTACTAGCCAGTAATTCCAAATAATGAGACGCTCAGCCTATGTGATAGTAATCACAAAATCTCGGGCGTGTCGCAAAACCTGGGGGTTGTGGATAACCCCCGTAACCCTGTGGATAACTCCCGCAAGTACTTGCGGGCCAGCTTGACAATGTCAAGCCGACACGCCGTTAGGCTAGTGTGAGTTAGCCCACTCTCGGTAATCCGCTACGATCTCACGCCATACAAGGCGGAGCATAATTAGGGCGGGAATACCAATACCTAATTGGACTAGTGTAGTAAGTAGTCTATTCATTACTCTCCCCATGTATCATTAGTATTAGTAGGCAAGCAATTGCCTAGTGTTCGATTATTCTTTACTCTTTTATAAATCTTATAACCGATAAAAACAACGGAGGACAAGATAAGGAAAGCCCATGATAGGGATAAGTAAATAAAATCACCCATGTCAAGCATAAAGCCGTATTCATTTAGTTCGATAGTCATTACTTATTTACCTCTACTTCTCTAATGTTGTAAGTGAAACCCTTACCTAGTTTATTTAGTTCG